ATTGCTGGTGGTTTTGCTGCTAATACCGTTGTCAGCGGTTATCAAACGCAATGCTTGTATGTAAACATCAATACTGGATCGTCTAACGGTACAGTTGATATTGCCGTGTACGGCGATGTTGTGAGTTTCTGATGATTTCAATATTCGTAACCAATTTAACTGAAAAGAAACTGGTAGATGGTTTTGCTGGCGTGAAGTATACCTTTTTGCCAGGTGAACCCGTTGAAGTTCCTATTGAAGTTGCCAAGCACGTTTTTGGTTACGGAGATGAAAACAAAGAACCTTATTTGGCTCGGCTTGGCTGGATTAAGACCACAAACGATATTGAGGATGGTTTAGCTATCCTTGCTAAGTGGACTTTTTCCGACAAGCCACCAGAAAAGAACCATTCGTTATCCCCGGTGGTGGAAAGAGTACCTCTGCGAGCTGTTAAGCAAACAGAGGGAAAAGTCCGATCTGTTGCTTAAACTATGGAACGTAAATGTCGAAAACCCTCTCCGGTTATATTACGGAAGTCAGACGTTTATTGCATGATGCCAACGCTAATTTTTACACGGATCAGCAACTAACGGACTATATTAACGCTGCCCGAAACCGGTTAGTGCGTGATACAGGCTGTCTGCGTACTATCCAGGTTATACAAGCCCCCGCACCACCTGCAACAACGATTAACAGTGTCACAGCAACAAACCCTGTGACTTGGCAAGCAAGCACCGCTTATACAGCCGGTCAATTCTTGTTTAGCAACATTTTTACTTATCAAGTCACGACTGCTGGCACAACCGGCACAACTGCGCCTCCGTATCCGTTAAGTAGCAGCTCAAGCTACAACAACTATCCACCATCCACAGAATTTTTTAATGGAACGTGCGGATTAACGTATGTTGGCAATGTTGAGCAGATTCCGTTTAGCACCTTGCCACAAGGCCAGCAAACCCTAGACATTTTGAACATCAATTTGTATTGGGGTAATAGTCGTGTGCCATTAGATTACTTGGCTTGGACAGATTTCAACGCCAGATTGCGGTTTTGGCAGAATTACATTGGTAGGCCGTGTGCTTTCTCGGTTTATGGTCAAAATACCATTTATATTGGTCCGATACCGGATCAAATTTATCAAATTGAGATTGATACGGTGATTTTGCCGACTGATTTGGTATTAACCACGCCAACGGTTACAGATTCCATTCAAGACCCGTATACAAGCCCTGTTCAGTTCTATGCGGCGTATTTAGCCAAGTATTACGAGCAATCGTTTGGTGAAGCAGAAATTTACAAGCAAGAATATTCAAAACAAGCTATTTCTGTGTTGAATACTGTCTTTAATCGCCGTATTCCTTCTGCTTACAGCAACATTTATTAAGATGGCTACGGCAGAGCAAAAAAAATCATATCAAGTTGTCAAAACCTTTCGTGGCCTTGACACACAAGCCAATCGCACTGCTATCAAAGATGATGAGTTTTCTTGGCTGGAAAACGCTCAACCCATTGGTTATGCCAACTTAAAAATTATTCCCAATTACAACACGGTGAGTATTTCCAATACCGCTGTGACATGGGCTAATACCGCTACAACACTTGCGTCTGGCAGCATCAATGTTAAAGATTACATTGTGGCGTTTGAAGCAGACGGTAGTGCTGAGTATTACAACGCTACTGACGGAACAAAAGGCACAGTTGCTGCATCCGGTACGTTTAGCGGTTCAGGTGTACAAACTGCACAATGGAAAAACAATAATTTATTGATTCTTGATCCGTCCAAAGGTTATTTTGCTTGGGATGGCAATAATGTTGTAACCATTGGTTCTGTTGGCATCATTGCGGTGACTAACGGCGGTACTAGTTACAGCAGTCCAAGCGTAAGTATTGGCGCACCTGGCACAAACGGTACGCAAGCCAATGCGGTGGCAACGGTGTTATCCGGTGTAGTCAAAACCGTATCGCTTTCTGATGCTGGCTCAGGATATAACTCAGCCTCCCCGCCAAGCGTCACTATTCTGGATAGTGCTGGTAGTGGTGCAACGGCAATTGCAGGAGTCGTGACGTTTGCAACCGGTACGGCATCAGCGGTAGTGGTAACAGGTGGTAAAGGGTATACCAACTCAGCTAATACGGTTGTGTCATTCTCAGGCGGGGGTGGCTCAGGTGCGGCAGGTACGGCTGTTCTGTCCGGTGGTCAGGTTGTTGAGGTAGTGATTACTAATCCAGGTTCAGGTTACACCAATGCGTCTAATTTAACGGTGACTGTATCAGGCGGTGGTGGAACAGGCGCAGTGCTTAAAGGTATTGTCAATTCTGATTCTAATGTTGGGATTGCATCGTTTAGCGGCAGGGTATGGATTGCGGCTGGGCGTACCATTTATTATTCAGCAGTCAATTCTTATACAGATTTTACGTCTGTATCGGCTGGTTCGTTTGTGTTGACCGACGAAACCTTGCACGGAAATATCCAGCAAATTATTTCTGCTAATAATTTCTTATATATCTTTGGTGATGACAGTATTAACGTGATTTCTAATGTCACGGTGGATACGAGTGGTGTGACGGTGTTTACCAACACCAACATCTCAGCATCGGTTGGATCAAAGCGTCCTTACGCAATATTCCCGTATTTTCGGTCTATTTTGTTCTTAAACGACTATGGCGTGTACGCTTTAGTAGGAAGTACGACAACTAAACTGTCTGACCCGCTTGATGGATTGTTCCCTAATATTGACTTTACTTATCCCATTTATGCGGGACAAGTATTGCTAAACAATATTTTGTGTGCTGCGTTTAACTTTAGATATTATGACGCAACATTTACGCAAACGTATCGGTATATTCAGGCGGTGTTTTTTGAAAAGAAATGGTTTTTAACGTCACAAGGCGATAACTTAAAATACATTACTTCTGTGCCATTGAACGGTAAAATTACACTGTTTGGCACGGATGGATCAACGCTTTATCAGTTGTATCAGAATACGTCTGGATCAATCACCAGTCGGATACAAACAGCTTTGTTGCCAATGACTGATCCTATACGGACTAAGCAAGCGTTAAAGATTGGCATTGAAGCAACGGCTACCAATATTAGCTCAGTAACAATGTCAGCCACGGTGGATTCTGAAACGGGTTCAAGCCCAGCGTATACGTTGAGTTCTTTAGTGGCTTGGCAAAATAATAATTTGACAACGATTACCTGGACAAATAACAGCAGTACAACTGTTGGCTGGGGTCAGATTGGATATAGTTTGTACAAAACAGACGCATCGCAGTATGGAAAATATCTTGGCATTACAGTAACATCAAGCAATCCCGCTTTTACTGTAAATGGATTTGAATTTGAACATGAATTAAGAGTGAGGTTCTAATGACTGTCCCCTATACTTTTGCTACGGCAACCACTGCAATCCCGTTATCACAACTGGATTCTAATTTTGCGACAGGCATCACTCTTGGTAACACCACGGTGTATCTGGGCAACACCACAACATCGTTTGGTAACGTCACACTCACAAACGTTACTGTTTCAAGCGGTAATCTATCGTCTGGTGTAACGGTCACTAATCCAACCATCACCAACTATGTAGAAACGCTCTATACAGCGACGGGCAACACAACGGTATCGCTGAGTAACGGAACAATACAAAAAATCACTACAAGCGGTTCTACGACGATTACGCTACCTTCTAGCGTATCAGGTAAGAGTTTTACTGTTCTGGTGTCGTATGCAGGTTCTGATGCGCTAACGTGGGCGGGTGGTACAACATTAAAATGGGCGGGTGGTACAACGCCAACGCCAACATCTACGTCAGGCAAGATTGATATTTTTAACTTTTATCAAGATGGCACAAATACTTACGGTGCTATCTATGGACAGAGTTTCTAATGTTTAGTGCTGCTAAGATTGCCGCACCTACGTCAAGTGGGTACAACCTCACGAATTCCTTGCGGTTTCGTGCCAGTGCGTCTGCTTATTTGACACAAACACCTGCGGCAGATTCTTCCCGCACAACGTGGACATATAGTACATGGATAAAACGGGGTCAGCTAGGTACTCGACAGTCTATCTTTGCTTGTTACGATTCGGCTAATACTCGTGGCATTTCTTTAGAATTTCAAACTAACAACCAGTTAGCATTCTACACTTGGGGTTCGTGGTTATTCTCAATTAACATACAAACCAATCAAGTTTTTACTGATCCGTCCGCTTGGTACCATATCGTTTTAGCGGTAGATACGACACAAGCTACATCGTCAAATACTATTAAATTGTATGTCAACGGTTCTCAAGTAACGTCATTATCGGCAAGCACTTATCCAGCACAGAATTCATTGCTGTTTTTTTCTACTGGCACAATACCTCAATTGATTGGACAACGAGGAGCAGGTAGTTTTTACTACGACGGGTACACAGCAGAAACTAATTTTGTTACTGGACAGCAACTAACCCCAACATCCTTTGGCTCGTTCAACGCCACCACAGGGGTCTGGCAACCTGCTAAGTACTCAGGTACTTACGGTACTAACGGATTCTATTTACCGTTCAGCAATACGGCTAGTACAACGACGCTTGGATATGACTTCTCGGGTAACAGTAACAACTGGACTACCAACAACATCTCGCTGACTGCGGGTTCTACCTACGACAGCATGACGGATGTGCCGACGCTGACCAGTGCGACGGCTAGTAATTATGCTGTATTAAGTCCCGTCGATAATTCAAATAACGGCGTACAAGTTTCTTTAACCGATGGAAACTTAACATTTTCAGTAGGGGCAGGGCAAGGGCGAGCAACTTTTGCTGTTTCATCCGGCAAGTGGTACTGGGAAATGGTATCAGGCGCAACCAACCAAGGAATGTTTGGAGTTATTACGCCAAGTACGCCAATTGCCAGTGCAACTTTTAGTAGCCCCAACGGTTATTTTTATTGGGCTTCTAACGGTCAAAAATTTAATAACGGTACGGGTACGTCTTACGGATCGGGGTTATCTAGCGGAGATGTTTTAGGGATTGCGCTTGATTGTGATAATGGCACGTTAACGTATTACAAAAACGGGACAAGTTTAGGCGTGGCGTTTAGTGGTTTAGCTGGAATACAGTTTGCCCCTGCGTATTGCCAAGGAAATACTTTAGCGCAAGGTGCATACAATTTTGGTCAACGCCCATTTACTTACACACCTCCAACAGGCTTTGTAGCCCTTAACGCTTATAACCTGCCCACAGGAACAATCCTGCAAGGCAATAAATACATGGATGCTACGCTCTACACCGGTAACGGCAGTACGCAGAGTATTGTCAATGCAGGGGCTTTTCAGCCTGATTTGGTTTGGGCTAAGTCCCGTTCAAGTGCTTATTCAAATGCTTTGACTGATTCAAACCGTGGTGTAACGCATATTTTGTATTCTGATTTAACAAACGCAGAAGCCACAAGCTCAACTGGTCAAGACTTTACATCGTTTAACTCTAACGGGTTTTCTGTCGGTACACCTACTAACGCTAACTCGTCCAATGCAAGCGGTAACTCAATTGTAGCTTGGCAATGGAAAGCCAACGGTGCTGCGGTGTCAAACACCAACGGCTCGATTACATCCCAAGTCAGTGCAAATACTACCGCTGGGTTTAGCGTAGTGACGTATACAGGTAACAGTACAGCGTCTACGGTAGGACACGGTTTAGGTGTTGCCCCGAGTATGATTTTTGTTAAAGGTAGAACAAACGTAAGTGATTGGCGTGTTTACCATGTCTCCGTAACATTACCTCTTGTCTTAAACTTAGACAACACTAGCGGCTCAGGTTCTGACTCAGGGGCGTTTGGTAGCACAGCCCCTACATCGTCTGTGTTTACCCTCGGTACGGGGGCAGGAACAAACAGCACTGGGAATACTTACGTTGCGTATTGTTGGGCAGCTATTGCTGGATTTTCAGCGTTTGGCACTTACACCGGTAACGGCGGCTCTCAGTTTGTATATACGGGTTTCCAACCTAAATACATTTTGATTAAAAATACTGGCGGCGGTGATTGGTACATTTGGGACACGGCAAGAAATACTTACAACACCGGCGTGAATTCTTTGTATGCGGATACCAACGCAGTTGAGGCAACTTCCACAGGGATAAACGTACTGGCTAACGGGTTTGTTCCGATTGTCAATAACAGTTCAGGGAGTGGCTACATCTACGCTGCCTTTGCTTCTACTCCATTTCGCAATAGCTTGGCTTTCTAGGATCAATCATGTTCAAACTCGACGGAAAAACATTACAGACAGGGGTGGCGTTCACACACAACGACATCCAGTATCCTGCTAACTGGCTCAACCTTTCAACGCCAGAGGAAAAGGCGGCTATCGGTATTACTGAAGTCACTGAGCAACCTCGCCCTGATGACCGCTACTATTGGGTGACGGATAACGGTGACGGGACGTACACCACAACGCCTAAAGACTTAACAGCACTCAAAGTCTTTGCTACCGAGCAAGTAAACCTTACAGCAGGTTCTATCCTTGCGCCTACCGACTACATGGTTATCAAAGCCTATGAAACCGGTAAGACTATTGATGCTGCTTGGAACACTTGGAGAAACGAGATCAGGACTCAAGCTGTTGCACAAAAGACAGCTATTTCTGCTTGCACCACAGTAGAACAATTGATAGCCCTTGCCCCTGTTGTATGGGCGCATGACCCTAACTATGTCGCACCGACGGAGACAACATAATGTCTACAAACGCTTTCACCAAGTTTGGTAATACCATTACGTTTCTTGCCGCTACCAGTGCGCCTACGCCTGTTCAGTGCGGTTCTAGCACCATTGGCGGGAATCAGTACAGGATTATCAATAGCGGTAACGTCGTGGTGTTTTTAGGCTACGGTTCAACATCAACGGAAGCGGCTAATAATGCAGTGATTGTGACAAGCTCACAACCTGCTTTTCCGTTACTCCCAGGCACAGACGAGATTTTGACTTTTGTACCAAACGCATACTTTACTGGCATTACTGCAAGCGGTAACGCAAGCGTTTATATCAGTCCAGGCGATGGAATGTAATTATGTTAAAGACCGTATCAACATCATCTAGTGGCGGGACATCTGGTGGCTTGACTTATCAAGGCGCATGGAACGCTTCGACCAATACGCCAACGCTGACATCCGGTGTGGGTACAAATGGTTACTATTATGTTGTGTCGGTTGCAGGAACAACGACGCTTGATGGTGTGAGTTTATGGTCTGTTGGTGATTGGGCAATTTTCAACGGTACAACTTGGCAAAAATTAGACGGATCAAACACAGAAGCGTTTACGTCTATTACAGTCACTGGTTTGACTGGTTATATGTATGCCAACAATACCAGTCCTGTTACGGCATCGACAACAATACCAGTAGCAAACGTAGCGGGTGCGGTAGCCAATACAGTCAATATTATTGCTGGGACTGGACTATCAGGTGGTGGTGCGTTAACGGGTAACGTAACATTAACTAATGCTGGTGTTACATCGTTTAACACTCGTAATGGTGCGGTGACATTAACGTCATCGGATGTAACAACTGCGCTTGGCTATACACCTGGCACAGGAAACGGCTCAGTTACTTCTATTACTGCTGGCACAGGTCTAAATGGCGGCACAATTACTACTAGCGGCACAATCAATTTAGCCAACACAACGGTCACTGCCGGTAATTACACCAACACCAATTTAACAGTTGACGCTCAAGGGCGCATCACGGCGGCTTCTAATGGTTCAGCAGGGGGTGTCACAACATTCTCTGCCGGTACAACGGGATTAACACCAGCTAGTGCAACAACGGGTGCAATAACCCTTGGCGGCACATTAGTAGTATCCAATGGCGGCACAGGTTTAACGTCGTTGACCGCTGGGTACATACCCTATGGCAACGGTACTGGCGCATTGGCATCGTATTCCGGTTTTAATTACAACACAACTTACAATACGCTGAACACGCCTACGTTGTCGGTGACTTCAACGACTAGCACAACTCCTGCGCTATCGTTCAATGCGGCGAACACAAGTGTGGCATCGGGTGCGTCGGTTGCTAATAGCTATTTGCAGAGCTTGTTCCAGAACAGCAGCAATACGGCTGGTGCGTCAGTTAACTATGTCCTAAGTAATAATTTAGGCACAGACTCAAGTTATTACGGCGAATTTGGTATGAATTCGTCATCATTTAGTGCATCAACCCCTGTTGATTTTTACTCGATCAACAACGGTATTTACTTCAGCGGTCACGATGGCGATATTTCCATTGGTTCTGGAAACGGTTACAAGCTGTATCTAACCTACGGTTCAACAGGTCAATATGCTCATGTTATCAATGCGTCGGGTGCAATTGGTTTATCTACCAATTTAGGTACAACGCCAGCACTATCCGGCACAACGGGCTTTGGTACAGTGGGTCAGGTGATGACCAGTCAAGGACCGTCTGCCCCGCCAACATGGGGTGCGTTAAGTGCATCGTATGTTCGCACGACGCAAACGGCAACGGCAAGTCAAACAACATTTAGTGTTACCTATACAGCACCGTATATCGAAGTGTATTTGAATGGTGTATTGCTGAATACAGCAGATTACACGGCTACAAACGGCACAACGGTTG